TTACGTCGCTGGCATTGCGGCTGATACCGATTTGATACCAATTTGCAGCTTTTCCAGCTCGCTCCAGTCGGAGCTTGAGTTTATCCAACGCGCATACGTCGACAGCAGCATTTGCACGCTGTGGCCGAGCTGTTGGGAGATAAATGCGGGGTTGAGGCCAGACATTAAGCATATTGTCGCATAGGTGTGACGACAGTTGTATGGCGGACGGTAACGAATCCCCAGTTCTTTAAGCACCGGCCGCCACTGATGATGCAGATCGGAGGTCTGCTGGACGTACTCTGCGTTCTTCGATGGCGGGAAAATGAACGGTGACTCCGTGACCCGCCCCTTTCCTTTCCTGCGTCGCTCGGCGTACTCCCTGGCGAACTCGAGCGCATGCAAGGCCCTCTCGTTGAGTAGCACGAACCGATCTTTGCCGGTTTTGGTGCGCTCGACTACCTCGCCCAGCGCTACAGTGCGCTTCACATGGGCAACCTTCTTCTCCAAGTCGACAGCATCCCAGCGCAGCGCCAGGCCCTCCGACAAGCGTACGCCGCTGAAGAACACGAACTCGAAGAACGCCGCGTAGATCTGGCTTGGCCAGTGCGGGTGCTCGTAGAGCCTGGTAGTAATCTGGTTCGCCTCCTCTAAAGTGAACGGGTCGATCTCTTTCTTGGTGCGCTTGGGCAGTTGCAGGGCCTCTGCAGGGTTTCTGCTGATCAATCCGTCGATCACCGCTGAGCGCAGAATCGTTGACAGCTTCACCAGGGCGTTGCGCTTTACCCCCGGCGATCTCCAGGTGATTGAACTCACCACCTTGCGAACCTGGGTGGTGGTGATCAGGTCCACACGAACCATCGCGAAGTGGAGCATCCAGTAATTGTTCAGCGCGCTTTTGTAGTTGTTGTAAGTGCCGGGCGTAATCTCCCGGCTGTCGAGCCAGAGCTGGGCGTACTCACCAAACGTCGGCTTGCTGCCCGCGACAGTTTGCGAGCCCGGGAAAAGCTCGGCGTACTTGTCCTGGTCCAGAAGGCCAAGTTTGTTGAAGCTAACTACCTGATCGCGAAGCTGGGATGCAGCCTTGATGCCTTTTTGTGTCGGGGGGTAAGGGAGCGTTTCGCATCGACGGATACCATCCCATGTGAAACGAATCCGGAGGGAGTTGCGGAAGACTTCGACCCCTCGGGGTAAATCCATTGGCTTTCCAGCCATTCGTCATACCTCTTCTTGCTATAGATGATTCGGCCCTGGTGCTTAATCCAGACGCCCTCGGGGAATACTCCCCGCAGGCGCCGACCCTCCAGGGTTCGCTTTGTGCATCCCAATAGATCGGCCATGCGCTGTTCGGTGACCTTGTCGAAGTCACCATCTGTTTCGGTGGTCATGATTGTCTCCACGCCGCGCATGGCGGCAGAGGTGGGGAGGGGTTAGGTTCGGTGCTTGATGATCAGCTCGCCGGCCTTCGTCAGTGCGAGGCCAACTTCAGTGGCGCTGCCGCGGCTATCAAGATTTGCGTGTTGTAATTTCGAATTGGTTCAAAGAACCGGTATAGCGATGTAGCCGTTCGCCCCCCCGTATGCCTTACTTAATGGTCAACAAAGGGGAATAAGATGCGCACCAGAGGTAAGGCCTATTGGGAATGGGCAGACCCAACGCTTCACTGCCGAACTCATGAAGAGGAGCTCAGTGGCGGGGCAACTATCGATGTTCAGGTCAGGCTGTCCCGAGCAGGTGTTACCCAGTTGTTCATAGGGGTGTATTCAGCATCTGGGATGGCGCTCTATGAAGAGGGCATCGACTGCCGCTCGAATGAATCAATGACTCGCGCCTTAGCCTGGGGTGTGGGTAAGGCTCGGCACATTGCTGAGGAGGGTGTGGCACAGGCGCCGATGCGCGCTCGAAAGGCCTGATTCATTGCGGGGAGTACAAATGTACTCCTTTGTTGTTCACCCTGATTGGCGAGTATGTTCAGGCGCTGGAAGGAGGTGCAAGTGACGCCCTGGTGTCACGCTCAACCGGCGCGCTCGGCTTTGCGCTGTCGGATAGGGCGGCTTCGATTACACCGTGTTGATGCTCAGCGCCGCCAAGGGCGCGATCGAGGTAGCCGCACCACTGGCCGGGAAAGTCTCGATGAAAGCCGTCCAACTTGTGAGCTATCGACTTGAGCATGAGGCTAGTTCCACGCAGCAACGCATCCCGCTCGGCCAATTGGCGCATCAGGCTCTCGTTCCGACTGATAGCCGCCCTCAAGTCACCCCTGCTGTCTATCAATTGGGATTGCAGCCGCTCAACCTCACCATCATCGGCGTGGGTATACAGTTTCCTTGCTTCACGAATAATCCCGCGCGGATTGGGCCCGGGATTTTCGAGAGTCTTTCTGTAATCCTCCTCCGTGCAGTCAACCCAATGCCTCCATTGCGATCCCTCATTAACCGTCTTGCACCGCCACTGATATGCCACCGGCTCGCCCTGGTGCTGGGCGGCCGGCTGGGCCAGGGTCTTGTGGATGCGATCGGTGGCGCGGTCGATCTGGCCCTGGATGAAGTCTGGAATCTCGAGGCCCTTCGGCGGCGCCAGACCAGTAACGCCGGCGACCATAGAGACAAGCGAGTCGGTGACGATATCGCGCAGCGCTACCTTGTCGCTCGCTGCGGTGTTGCTGGATCGGTTTTCTGTGGGCATGGGGATACCTCGCGCTGTAGGGTAAGCTCGTTGGTCGAGTTATCAATGCGTCTATTTAGGAGCGTGGAGAGGAATGAAGAGAGCGGACATCGTTGCATCGATAGCGGTGGTTGTTGGGTCTTTTGTAACAGGGGTCGTGTGGGCACCAGCTTTTTCTGGGGCACCAAACATAAAAGACATGCTAGAAGCTACTAGTTACATTGCGACTATTTTAGCGTGCGGGGTGGCAGCAACTGCACTGTCTTCTTGGAAGAAACAATTTAGGTATACAGAGCGATTCTCTCGGATATCCAAGCTCAAAGATGCCGCCACAGACCTTCATTTGTATCGAGGGTATCTCCAAGCGATTGGGAGGGCGTGCGATTTTATGTTCGATGGAGAATCAGTCCCCCCTGAAGCTAAAGATGAGATAACTCAAAGGCGGGACAGGCTGCTTGAAGCATTCTCTAATTATAGGAAGGCATGGACTTCCGCAGTTGCTTTTCTTAATAAGTCAGAGGAAGCCCGCATTAAGGGGACTCCAGATGCGTTTATCAGCTTGTACCTGAAGTATCCCGATGATATTTACGAGGCTTGCCAATCCGGCTTGAACTCGGGTGATAACCGTGAGTATATTTCGCTAATGCGGACAGCTATTAGCGAGGCGAAAGACCTGTATGCACACACTGTAAGTTCGTTTGATTCGCTTCTAGCTGACAAGATTTAGCTTGCGCTGAAAAAGCCTTTGAGGCACTCGCCGGCAGCGGCGGAGGATCAGGCCGCGCGGACTTTGAAGGTGAGCATTGCTGTGGCGTCTTCGAAGCACTCGTCCAGTTCTTGGTAGGCTCGATACTTGGCCTGGCTGCGAGTGGCCGCCCATACGCGCCGCACGTAATGGCGCGCATCGCCGAGCATGTACTTCACATCATCCCAGTCATACATGCCGTTGGTGAGCACCTCGAACTGCTTCAGCGGCAGCTCTTCGGCCATTTCGCCGTACTGCATTTCCCAGGTCGGGTGGTAGTTCCGGATGCGCTTCTTCGGGTCGCTGTCGAGGATGACGCCGATGTAATGGCCGCGGTCGGCGATGATCACGCCAGGCTCGCCGTTGGCGATTACGCGGCGCCCGATCTCGGCCGGCACATTGTAGTGGCGGCGAACGTAGTCGCAGTTGTAGCAGCTCATGGCAGTCTCCATTGCAGGCGCCGCCCTCGCCGGGGTGGCGTGATTCATAAAAGAGGGGTATCAATTAATTCCCGATGCAACCTGACCGGAGCCCGACATGTCCCTGCAAAGCGATACAGATGCTCTTGCTGCAATCGAGGAGGAAGCCGAGCGAATGCTGAAGCTGCTCGGGCTTCCGGAGGACAAGCAGAAGCTTGAAGTGGTCATATGCCTGCGGCAGATCATTGCCATTGCCCGGTACAGGTCAGACTTGGACTTGAGCGAGGATGATCAGCACACCGAGTGAAGGCGGGCAGCGCCGGAGGGTCAGGCCGGGTCCGCGAGAGGCAGCAGAACCTGAGATGGATCAACTGAGCCGGCAGGGCGAACGGTGTTGAACCCGGTCTCTACTGCCGATAAAACCCCGATCCAGTGGCTTTCGCGCTCGGTGATGTAGGCTGCCCGGTTTGTGCAACCATCCGGGTAAGCGATCACCTCGATAACGGAAAACTCCCAGTCGGTTATGTCCGATCCGCCCAAGGCCGCGTGGAACTTGCAGCTGGTTGGGTTGCTCAGGTGCTGCCACCAACGCAGCGTGAACGGCTGAGTGGTCTGGCCGACGTAGACCCGACCGCTGGACTTCTGCCGCACCTGGTAAATCACTGGCGGCGACCGGCCTTCGCTGGCCAGGCGGAACTCCGAAAGGTCACGAAACTTAGCGGCCGCCTGGCACTTCTCGGTGCAGTAGTCGTGGCTTTTCGTTTCGGTGTGCGGGTCGTTGTACTTGTCGATCAACTTGAAAACGGTGCCGCACTCCTTGCACGGCCTGTTCTCGAAGCGCCCCAGCAGGTAGCTGTCGTTCTCGTCGATCGGCTGGATGTGCAGCAAATACTCGTGCGCGTCCATGTCCTTGCGCAGCACGCGCGATGGGAACTGGCGTTCGTACTGATCCTCGACCACTGCCTTAGCCGACTTTCGGTCGGGCGCCTCGACCATTCCGCTGAACACTGGTGGCCAGGCCCACTCAGCCTCGCCGTATGCGCTTGTTGCCGGGCGGCGTCCCTTGATCTGGTAGTAGAACTTCGCCATGGCTTTCTCCATGCATGCGCCGCCCTCCGTGGCCGGATGCGGCATGGTGGCAATTTGGTTTGGGATGGGGTATTACGGGTGACCGGCATGGGGTCGGGTCAAGGAGGATTCAAATGGCTGGTCAAAGCAATAGAGAAATAGCTATCGAGCAAGCCGCAGTGGCAATGCTCTGTGAAGCCGAGAAGCTTGGTATAGATCTTTCTGCACTGGCTGAAAAAGCAAAGATTGGTATTTTGGGTAACGCGATGTACACCTGGGTTTCTGACCATGATCTAAAATTAGAATCTGCAGAAGCGACCTCTTATCTTTTATCCGCTGCTAAAGATGAACCGGCGGAATAATCTCATCACCCGGTTCCTGTAGAACCATCAGCATGCTTTTGCGGCTGAACTCCAGCGCCACAGATTGCGAGACCTCGTATTTGTGGCGCGGCGGAGTGAGCAGGGTAAGTGCTCGACCCGGCCCAAGCCCATGCAGGTGATGAATCATCAACGTCATCGCCTCACCCTGTTCCTCGATCCCGGCCCACTCCATCAGTTCCAGAAGGGCCTGCTTAGTCCCTGGTCGAACCTTCAAGCGCAGATCTTCTTCCTGCACCTTCGCGGACTTCTCGCGCCTGCGCCGGTCGCGCTCGGCCTGGTCCATCGCCATATGACGCCTCCTTTAATCCGCTGGGCGGCAAGTGAACATGCAGCTGCCGGCGGCGCTGCTGGGTGATCTTCTGGATGCGTCTCATGGGTGGCACACCTCGATTGGCTTCTTGTTCGTAGAGCCAGAGGGCATGACCACTAGTAGACGCTTGTTTCCGCGATACACGCCCCAGGGCTGACCAGTGGACGTGGCCATGGCCGCCGCGTACTTCACTGCGGGGATGGGCTGGGCGATTGTGGCGATCATGGCTACGCCCCGGCCAGGTGATGCAGCGGGGCGAACGGGATGTCGTCGTCGAAGCTGTCGTAGTCGGGGCCCGGGGCGCCTTGCTGGTTCTGCGGCTGGGCCTGCGGGCGGCTCTGCTGGCGTTGATGCTGGGGCCGAGACTGTTGCTGCTGGCTACCTTGCTGCACCGGCTGCGGCGGGCTGCCGGCGAACTTGATGATGATCACGCGGCCGGTGAGCTTCACGCCCTGGGAGTGGTCGGCCTTTGTGTAGGTCTCGACGTGGGCGTCGTCGATGGTGAAGTGCAGCTGCTGGCCCTTGAGCAGGTAGGGCGCCATGGCTTCGGCCTGTTTGCCCCAGAGCGTGGCGTCGACCCACTGGGTGGGGCGATTACCACCTTGGCCTTTGCGGCCATATTCGCAGGCCAGGGCCAGGTTGCAGACGGCATTCCCTTCAGGCGTGTAGCGCAGTTCAGCGTCGCGGCCCAGGCGGCCGATATCGGTAAGTGTTGGCATGGGTTCCTCTTACTTAATGCGGATCGAGCTTTCGCCGCGCTCCAGATGCGCCCAGGTCGGCTCAGGGATCAGTTCGTGTTCGCAGTCCTCGCCAATGGTGATGCGCTTACGGACTGCTTCGTTATGCTCGCGGTCAGCCTTGAGCTTGGTGGCGATGGCCTTCTTATCCGGGTCCTGCGTCACCTTCACGCGGACTAGGTCGTCGGGTAGGTCGTCCGGCTTGTCGACGATTACCTTCTCAGGTGCCGCGGCGAGCGTGATAGTGAACAGCGGGCGCTTGATCGACTTGATGTTAGCCGCCTCCATGTTCCGGCGCAGGTAGTCGCCAATCTGCGAGACAGTGTTCTCCTTGACCCGCTTGAGTTCGGCGAGGCGCTCGATCTCGGCTTCAATGGCCAGGATTTCGCCGTCGATGTTGCGGCGCAGCATGACGATGTTGTCCGCCTTGTCGCCAAACTCGCCCTCGATTCCATCCATGGTGTCTTGGATGGCCTGCTTCAGGCCTTCGTCGTCGGTGTCGGCCATTTCGGCCAACTCCAACATTTGCTTAGTGAGAGGGTAGAGGCTGCTCATGCTGCGCTCTCCTGGGTGAACTTAGGCGTGAGGTCGCGCAGTTCCTTGGCAATCCGCTTGATGGCGGTGTCGTCGTTGCGCGCGGTCAGCCGGCGTACTGCGTGGTCGTGAAGCTTCTTGAGCTCCTGCAGCGACTGAGCGCCCTGCATGGTGTCGACTACAGACTTGATGTAGTCGAGGCGCTCTTGCTTCTGCCGCTCAATTTCGGCTTCGCGATCCTCTGCCTGCTCAATGGCTTGTTCGGCCTGCAGCTGCTGGACGTAGTTCTGGTCGTCGAACATGCCCAAGAACACGTCGGCACTGAAGCCCAGCATGGACAGAGCTTTCTTGATGGCGTCGGTCAGCGACTTTTTCGGTGCTTCACCATCGGTCGTAGTGCCGTACTTGGATTTGTAGAGGTAGCGGGTGCAGCCGTATTGCTCGATCTCGCCACGTTTGCCATCCAGCTCAAACCAGAAGCGAATCTTGATGGTGTGGTTTAGCTCGCGACCGAGTACCAGGCGCTTGTCACCTTCGCCGCTGACCATTTCAGAGCCCTCGTCGAATCGCTCCTCCATGACCGACCAGCCGAACCCGATCCCGACAGGGCCGAAAATTTCTGTCGCCTTCATGATCATCGCCGTTCCGTTGAGGCTGGTGATCTTCTGGCCGCCGACCTCGGCGCTCTTAGTGAAGCGGGTATCGGTCTTGTCGACCTGGTCCCAAATGCGCATGTTGGTACTGGACATTGATAGCTCCATGCGCAGCTTTGAGCAGCGCTGTAGGTTTGATGAGTTACTGAGTGACCTTCCCGGCGAATGCGCTTGCAAGCATCCAGGCGGTGCAAAGGAAGAGGGTGAGAGCAGACCCACGCCAGAAGGCGATGCGCTTGGCGCGCTGGTAGCAGGTCATGGGCATGACCTCGGCCTGGCAATCGGCCGGCGCTTCAGCCAGTCAGCCTTGATCGGGTAGGGCAGATCCGCAACGCGCATGCCGACTGGGAACCGAACGGTTCCGCGGACTTGGGTAGCCATGACTTCCTCAACCTGCTCATCGATGAGCGATTTAACCGGTGCAGTGCTCATGCAACCTCCTTGCGCCGCTCGGCAACCCGGCGAACGCGCTCGCAGTAGTGTTTGAACTCGTCGGCGTTGATGCCGCCAGCAGTGAAGTGGCGGACGATCAGGGCTTCGGTTAGGGTTTCCTACAGCCTCGACCCTGATTGCTCAAGGTCGTCCAGGGCGCGGTCTATGGCGATGTGTGGGCTCATAACTCAGCGTCCTCGGCCTGGGCGATCAGCGCGTCATCAGCCAGCGGCTCAAGGAACTCTGCGGCCAGGTCAATCAGGTGCTGATCCGGCTTGTCGTCGCCCAGCAGGCTCGCTGCCGTGGTCCTGCAAGGCTCGCCAAAGGCCGCCTGAATGACGATCTCTGCCAGCCAGTCGCCTTTGTCCTCGCCATTCTCCCAGCGCTTCAACAAGAGCAGCTGAATGTGGGTCTTGAACTCGGCGAAGGTGACGATGCGCGATGCACGCAGGCGGCGCTGCACCTTGATGTCGCTGCCCCGGGCCAGTTGCTCGCCGGCTTCTTCAAGCCATGCTTGGCGGGCAGAGTCGCGGGCATCAACCACTGGAGGCGCCTGCCGGTTGTCGTACTCAAACTGAGCTTTTCGAAGTGCGCCCATGGTCGTCTCCAGTTGGATTGTGCGGCCGCATTGGCCAGATGCCAGGCGCGGGTGACCAAACCCAGCCGTGAGACTGGCCTGGCACCTGCCGATGCGGTCGATTTGAAGGGAAGGGGGGCAGGCGCCCGGCGCTGCCCGGGAAGCATCTGGTCTGGCCGGGAAGGCCCCGGATTCGCCTGCGGTGATGCGATCTGCATCGGGGTGTGATCTGGCCGGCGCTGATCTCCGGCATTGGCGCCTAACTCGATGTGCCTCAGTAGCTGCCAAACGAGGTGTGGTTCGCGCATCAGCCTGCGCATTCAGATCACACTCCGATGCAGCCTGCGATGGGGAGCAGGGCATCGGGCAGTTAACGTCAGGCTGACGTGGCGCTGGTTGTTCAGGCTGCGCGCTCAAGCGCTTGCTGCGCCAACAGCTCAGTTACGGCCTCGGCCGGGGTGCAGCCATCGGCGTAGAAGTCGCCCAGGTCGCTTTCTTCCTGCGAGCCCAGGGTCACCTGCTGACCGAGCAACTTGGATGCCTTGTCGATCCAGCGGTAGTAGGCGCGCTCTTGTGCGTCTTCGCGGCATTCATCAGCCGCCATGTTTGCCATGTTGAACATCGTGAATCCCTCCGGTTGATTTCCCGTCTGGCCCTGTCGCCAAGGCCAGCCAGTGAAATCGTCATGCTTGCGGGAAAGGAGACTATTTATGTCCCTTTCCAACCTATTTGGTGACGCTTCACATCACCTCGTGCATGAGGCGACTGATTGGTCAGTGCCCAGGCTCGCTACTGGCGGCAGCCTGGACTTACATCGCTCGTTGTTCCTCCGACCGCGACCCTGGTCCGCCGGATAACTGTTCTTGGCGCTTTACGCTGCACGCCTGGGTCAGTTGCCAACCCTCTGGACTGTTGAGGCCTGTCCATCGCTGCCTTTGTTGCTGGCCGGTGGTGATCCGGCAAGGTGTTTCGCTAAAGAACGGGGCCGCTTGAGGGCCTAGCGCCTTCTTGATTCGGCGTTGAGGCAAATTTAGAAAACTTAACAAGATCGGTCAAGGCCTATTTTTAGAAAACTTAACAAAAAGTTTAAGGGGGGGATTTTCAGGCACAAAAAAACCCGCACTGAGGCGGGCTTGCTTGTGAGCGGGGCTGCCCTATTTAGGCTTAGCGCTTTTGATGTCTTCGATGATTTGCTTCGAAATCGCTCGAACCTGCTTTTCGGTCATGGCAGACATGACCCCCTCCCACGCTGTAGAGGTCGTGTCGTATGTACGCGTGCCAACCTTCCTTCCTGTCGTGAGGTCTACGAAATCGGCACTGGAGTTGACCCAGGCGTTACCCGTCATCGAGCCAGCGCCGTAGCGAGCACCTGTGGTGAGGAATCGGAAGTTGCTTACACTCACCAGCACTAGAACACCGTCTTGCTTAGGTGGCGTGGTTTCAGGGTCGGTCTGGGTAATGCGATATCCCTTTTCAGCGCCTTCAGCTTTCAGGGATTCAGCCCAGGTTCGCTGGAGCAGCGACCAGTCAGAGTTAGCCTCTACCTTGCTGTTTCCTTTGAACGCGACGGTTACGTTCTGCTTGGCCGGCTCCGGAATCACAAGCGTACCTAGGCCGCCGCGTTCAACGGTGGCGGCGCAGCCGCTGAGTACAGCAGTGGAGATCAAGCATGCAGCCAGGAGGTGTTTCATAGAAGGTCCTTTTCTTAAGAGAGATCAGCGGGAGTACATCGCCCACCAGAAAACGTGGCCGAGAATCACAATCTGCTGCTCCTGGATTTGTTCGAAGGTGTAGTCCTCGTCCGGGTGCTCGTCACGATTAAAGCTGCGAAGCCTGATGCCGGTAGGGAGGCGGTAGAGCTGCTTCACCCGAAGCTGGCCGTTATGGCTGATGGCGTACATTTCCCCGTCGACTATGTCTCGTAGGGCGTTTTTACCCATATTCACGCCGACCGTTGCGCCGTCGCGTAGCACCGGGATCATGCTGTTGCCGCTGATCATCACGCACCTGGCGTTGTCGTACTGAACGCCATTATTGCGCAGGTCCTTCTTGAAGAACCGCAGTTTAGCGGTATCGCTTTCCTCAACCGCAGATCGTCCTGATCCGGCTGCCAGCTCAACCTCCTGCAGGAATGGTACGTACACCTCATCTTCACCGAGCGGCGTCTCGTCGTCCCACGTCTCAATAGTGCTGAGCGAGACCTGCTTATGTGCCTCTGGAGACCCCACCCCATCTGAGAGCCAGTCCGGCGAGCAATCCAGGGCTTTTGCCAGGGCGAGCAGGTTCTTGCCCTTAGCCCCATTCGTGCCAGCCAGCCAGAAAGAGACTGTCGCTCTAGAGACGCCAGTCATTTCGCTTATGTCAGTCGCGCGCAGGCCCTTGGCCTCCATTCGACTATTCAATCGTTCGCTGAAATTCATATTTAGGATTCTAAACAAGCGTCTGTTTAGATAACTTGCGCTTTTCTGTTAATATTTCTAAACTCGGCAGCAGTGAAGTGGAGAAACCTTAAATGACCTATGACCAAGCCCTGCAATTCTTCGGCACGCCAGGCGCCATCGGTGAAGCCCTGCGCGTCACCCGTAGCCGCGTTTCGCAGTGCCGATCTGCCGGTGGCTTCTCCTACCCAATGCAATGCGTGTTGGAGAAGGAGTCCGCCGGAATGCTCACCGCGAGCCGTAGCGACGACCCTGCCAACTCGACCAAGCAAACCGCCGCCTAATCCATCCAACCGCAAGGAGCAGTAACTCATGGGCTTCAAAGACCCAATGACCCAGCGCCGTGACTTGGCCAGAAAGGTTCGCCTTTATCCATTGCTCGATCGGCAGCTTCAGCGCGCAGCTCACAAAAGCCGCCGCGAGTACGCGACATACCTTTTTGAAATGCTCGAGTGGGCCGCCGTGAATGGTGGCATCGAAGCCCTCATGCCCGACGACCTGAAGGATATCGCGGGCTAGAGGCCCTCAGGAGGGCACGATGGAATTTACAGAAGAAAACGTGCCGCCCGAGACCAGAGCCAAGATCCACAGCCTCATGAAGGCTAGAGGGTGGACGTTCGAGGAGGCGGTAAACGAGATCCTTCTCGAAGCGATCACCTCGGGGGCGACGGTCTTCGTTGGTAGGCGCAAGGCACCAGTTTTGACGCTGGTGGGACTGAAGAGACCCTCTACCGGATAGGTGAGGGTCTCAAGGCGGGCCTCAAGAGGGCCTCAAATTTCAGACACAAAAAAGCCGGGATTCCGCCCCGGCTCTCTGCAACACAAAACTCTGAAGGGAATTATGCATATGCAGACCCAAAGTGTACAGGCCCTCAAGCGGGCCGCGCCTCAAAATGCGAACGGCGAAAACGTGGCGCGCACGATGAGCAGCATCGAACTGCGAGACCTCATCAACGATGCACGCTTTACCGCTGGCGAGCCAAAAGTCAGGAATGACCAGTTCCTTTCACGGGTCGAGGACGAGCTGGGCGATGAGCTTGAGGGGGTGCAAAAATATTACACCCCTGTTTACGGCAACCAAGTCGCCACCTACAGCCTGACGCTGGATCAATGCATGCTGGTTGGCATGCGTGAGTCGAAGGCTGTCCGTCGAAGTGTCCTGGCCAAGCTCAAGTCCCTCGAAGCGCCACGCGTCATTGCAACACTGCCGGACTTCTCCAGCCCGGCAGCCGCCGCCCGCGCGTGGGCTGAGCAGTACGAGCTGCAGCAGGCCGCCAACCAGGCCCTGGCCGTTGCCGCGCCCAAGGTTGAGTTCGTTGATCGTTATGTGGACGCCACAGGCCTGAAGGGCTTCCGCCAGACCGCCAAGCTCCTACGGGCTAATGAGGCCCGCTTCCGCGAGTTCCTGCTCGACAAGAAGATCATGTACCGCATGGGCGGGGAATGGCAGGCGTACCAGCAGCACATTGACGCCGGCCGGTTCGATATCAAGACCGGCACCACCGACGGTGGTCACGCATTCAACCAAACCAAATTTACCCCGAAGGGCGTCACCTGGGTGGCCGGCCTGTGGGCTCAGTACAACCTGGAGGCCCAATGATGGCCAGATCGAGAAATATCAAACCGGGCTTCTTCTCCAACGAAGACCTGGCAGACCTGGACTTCGCCGCGCGCCTCCTGTTCATCGGCATGTGGACCGAAGCCGACCGGGAAGGGCGCCTGGAAGATCGTCCAAAGCGCCTGAAGATGGCCCTCTTTCCTGCAGACAATGTCGATATCGACGGCATGCTTGATGCGCTGGAGCTGAAGGGCTTCATTCGCCGCTACGAAGCCTCAGGCGTCAAGGCAATCCAGGTGGTGAACTGGTCCAAGCACCAGAACCCCCACGTAAAAGAGGCGGCAAGCACCATTCCAGCAGAAGGCCAGCATCAACCTGTTCAGGGTGAGCATGGTGAAAGCACCGGACAAGCACCGGGCGAGAACAGTTCTTTCCCTGCTGATTCCCTCTCTCTTGATTCCCTTAACCTGATTCCTGATTCCCTCACTCCGTCGAGCGAATCACCGGAGGACCTGTTCGATCGGTTCTGGAAGCTCTACCCGCGGAAGGTGGGCAAGGCGAATGCGCAGAAGGCCTGGGCCAAGCTGAAGGTCCACTCGGCGCTGTTCGACCACATGGCCGACGCGCTGGCTGCCTGGAGTGTGTCTGCTGATTGGGCGAAGGATGGCGGCCAGTTCATTCCGCACCCGGCTACCTGGCTAAACGGCAAGCGCTGGGAGGATGAGTTGCCGGTGCCAGCAAACGTCCACCATCTGCCAACCAGTCGTCACCACGGTTTCGCTGAGCGTGACTACACAGCCGGGCTGATCCCACGGGAGGATGGCACCTATGCGTTCTGAGAAAGTGGTTCACCTGTCCAGCATGGCTAGCCCTCAAGTCGCATCGATCGCAGTCTGCGAGGAGCACGGCGAATACCAGGCCACTGTTGCCCGGGTGCTGAGCCGCACGTTCCGTTCGCCATGCCCGCACTGCAAGGCTGCTCAGGTCGCGAAGGAGAAGGCGGAAGCTGTCGAGCATCAGCGCCACGAACCGGCCTGGAAGCTCGGTGATGCGCTGGTGCCCAAGCGCTTCAAGGGTAAGACCTTCGACAGCTATCAGGCAGTGAATCCGGGCCAAGCCAAGGCCTTGATGAAGTGCCGACAGTACGTCGAGCAGTTCGAGCAGAACCTTGCGGCTGGGCGCTGCATGATTCTGGTCGGTCACCCCGGCACCGGGAAGACCCACCTCGGCGTCTCCATGGCTCAGGCCGTTATGTCCGCCACCGAGCATACCGCTGCCTACCGCACACTGGGCGGAATCCTGCAGTCCATCCGCGCAACCTTCGACGGCAGCTCCAGCCAGACCGAAGGCAGCATCCTCGACGCCTTGGTGCGTCCCACTCTGCTGGTACTGGACGAGGTCGGTGCAAGCAAGGAAGCCCCGAGTGACTTCGAACTGAGCCGCCTGTTCTCGATCATCAACGGCCGCTACGAGCGAATGCTGCCGACAATTGTGATTTCGAACCTGGATGTGCGGGAGCTGCCTGCGGCCATGGGAGAGCGTTCTGCCGATCGTCTCCGTGAGGGTGGTGTGATTGTGCTCCCGTTCAATTGGGAGTCTCAGCGCGGCAAGGAGGGGTTCTAGTGCTCATCGACAAATCGAAGCTGCAGCCCCTGCTGTGGGCAGTGGTAGGCGCCTGGAGGGCCGGCGACCAGGACCTGCAGGTGCACACCGACGCGCTGGACGAGTTTCTCGGCGAGCTGACAGTGGAGGAGGTTGCCCTGGGCCTGCTCGAAGAGATCCAGCAGTTGACTCGTAGAGCGAGCGCGGCAGAGCAACAGCTTCAGGAGGTGGCCCATGGCTGACCGCATCAGCGTCAACTGCCAGGCCAAGCTCTCCGAGGCCATCACCTGCCTGACCACCATGTACCGCGACAAAAAGTTCGTGGTGGTGAGCCTGCGCCCGGGCAAGGACCGCACGTTGGACCAGAACGCCCTGTGGTTCGCTTTCTACAAGCGCATTGCCGAGATGACCCAGATCGGTGACCCGGCCGATGCCCGTCGCTACTGCAAGCTGCACTTCGGCGTGCAGATCCTGCTGAACGATGACCAGGAGTTCCGCGAGGCCTGGTACCGGGTCATGCGCCACCTACCGTACGAAGAGAAGCTGGCGATGATGGGCGGCTGCAAGCTGTTCGGGCCGGACGGCTTCCCGGTCACCAGTCTGTTCAACCGTGCTCAGGGAGTGGCCTACACCGATCGCATTGTGGCTGAGTTCTCGGCTAAGGGTGTGTTCTTCGACGATCTGCTGGGGGAGGAGGCCGCGTGAGGACAGCTCTCAAGGAAGTGAAGCAGAAGACCTGCAAGTCCTGCGGCGAGAAGTTCCGGCCGAGCCTGTCGACCCAGAAGGCCTGCAGCGTGAAGTGTGCCTTGGCCCTGGCGCCGGTGAATCACGACAAAGCCCGGAAGGCCATCGACCAGCGCGAACGCCGCGAGATCAAGGTCCGCAAGGAGAAGCTCAAGAGCCGCGGCGACTACATGCGCGAGGCCCAGGCTGAGTTCAACACCTACATCCGTCTGCGCGACCAGCACCTGCCGTGCATCAGCTGCGACTCGCTGCCCAGCGATCACGACCTGATCACCGGCAGCCGCTGGGACGCCGGCCACTACCGTTCTGTGGGCGCCTGCCCTGAGCTGCGCTTCGAGCCGCTCAACGTGCACCGCCAGTGCGTGAGGTGCAATCGCAACCTGTCCGGCAACGCGGTCGAGTACCGCATCCGTCTTGTCCAGCGCATCGGTGCCGACCGGGTAGCCTGGCTGGAAGGGCCTCATCAGGCCTGCAAGCACACCATCGACGACCTGAAGGCTATCAAGGCCGAATACCGGGCAAAGATCAAACAGCTCAAGGAGGCTGCAGCATGACATGGACAATCATTGATACGGCCGGCATGTTGCTGCTGGTTATGGTTATTGCATCCACCTGGTGCCTCGGGCGCGGCCAGCTGATCGCAATGAAGCGCAAGCGCGAGGAGGGCGGCCCATGCAGCTGAACAGCGCTCGCCAAGCATGGCACGACTGCCTGTACACGGCCTGGGATAGCCAGGGCTCCTTCATCGAACAACTGGGCCTGTTGGGCGCCATGGTGCAAACCACCGATAAGCAGCGAAGTGCGAGCCATGCAGTCCACCAGGCACTGGCCGGGCAAGTGCAGTCGGCGATCGGCAAGCTGCATAGCCAGGTCCGTGCCTTCGGCAACTTCATGTACAACCCGCGCCTGGCCGACGACACCCGGGAGACAGCCGAAGAGGTGGTCTTCAACCTGGTGCAGAGCAAATCGCCGCGCATGACCGCCGCCAAGCGTGAGAAGCTGGAGTACGTGGTGAAGGGCGTAATGACCCGGTACCGGTACATGCACCAGGGCGGGCAGTCGGCCAACGACGACCCGCTGGCGTCGCCGGAGGGGTTTCGGGCTTGGTTGGATGCTCACTACGGCGTCAAGCTGGAGTCGGCGAACTGGGAGCGCGACTGGGGTGGTTTCGTGCGCTTGGCGTTCGACTGCTGCGAGGACGTGGACAAGATGGCATTGAGTCCGGTGGCGGCCGCAATCTACGAAATGAAGAGTGCCGCTTGAGGGCCTATTGCGTTCCCGTGCGGCTGATGGCATAGTTTCCCCATCGTGATAATTTCGCCTATGGCGAATTTCGAAAGAAACCGGCCCCCAAGCCGGTTTTTTTATGCCCGCCAGAAACACAAAAGCCCCGACCAGTTCGGGGCTTTTTCGTTTGCGCGGAATGGAAAAGAGAGGGCGACTCCAGAAGGTGTTAAGGCCACTTCCTGTAGCCGCCAGATCGCAGACTGTACCTGCAAGCCAGCCAAGGCCCTCACTGCTCGCGCGAGCGGGACGGAGCCTAGCAGAAAATCAAACGGACTTGCAGATGTTCAAAGAATTTCGTTGCGGAAAATGCAACCGACTACTCGCCCGCGTGGGTGAGTTCAGCCAGATCCAGATCAAGTGCACGCGATGCGCGACCTTGAATCATGTAAAGACCTCGAGTCTCGATTTATCGCCTTTGAGCGACATGAATGCGGCAGAGGCCGCGCAAATCATTCGACTTTAATAGGTGACAAATTATGGGTGCTCGTACACGTGTTCCTTTCACCGGCAGCGGTTCCTCGGTTCTTCCTGCCTACCAAACCATGTCCCCAGGCCAGTTCCTGCTTTCTCCGAACGGCCGCTTCAAGTTGCTGCTGCAGCAAGATGCGAACCTGGTCATTCAAGACAAAGGCGTCACCGTCTGGGTGGCCAACGAAAGTCAGCCATACAGTATGACTACTCGCCTACGGAAGAAGGACCCCACAGCCTTCTACGTTCAGTATGGTGCGTTCTTGGACGACCGTGTTCGTATGCGTGTTTGGCTGACTGAGAACAGCACGTTTACCAGTAAGGATCAGTGGAACCGTACCCATCTGATCCTCCAAGACGACGGCAACATTGTCCTGGTCGATTCGCTGGCGCTTTGGAACGGTACTGGTGGTATTCCACTTGTTCCGGGATCGATCGATTCGGTCGTCTTCCCGGCGGGTACGGAATTGGTAAAGGGCCAGGTTTACCAAGCTGGTGCTAGCAAAATTTCGTTCCAGGCGGACGGCAACGTTGCCGCTTACGCCCCGGGCGGTGCTCTTGTGTGGTCGACCAAAACCCAGAATCGCGGCGCCCAACGCGCTGTCTTCCAGGCGGATGGTAACTTCGTAGTTTATGGCGCAAACAACACAGTGCTGTGGCAGTCGGGCACTGCAGGCTCACCGGGTGCGGTCCTGCGGCTACAGCCTAACGGCGGTGTTGCGATCCTCCAAGAGAAGCCAGTTTGGGCTCGCTTCGGTTTCAAGCCCACCTATCGCCACATCCGACTGATCAACGTCGACAACGGCAACTGGAAAACCAAGGATATCTGGAGCTGGGCGTTCTGATCTTGGTGCTCTGAGACTGCTTTATCGATTGCCGATGTTAAACGGGACGAAAACTTCGCCCATCCAAGAGAGCCACGAGCTCCAACTCCTCGCCGTTGAGCGACATGAGTCATTTAACTCTTTATTTACTGTGCGCTGCTATGTTCGGTGGCGCACGGTAGACATTCTTTTGAGGCTTCGCCATTGCGCGAGGCCTCTTCGTTTTCGGCTCCGCCACACCCATTGCTCCAAGCTGGGAGTGCTGCTGGGGCCGTTTTAAATCAAGTGCCGCTTTGGCGATCGTTACAAGCATTCATTCTGGGCCGCCGTTTCCTGATTTTGTAGAATCGCTGGGCGCAATCCCGCGCTTCGATACGATCAAGGAATGGTTATGACATACGGTTTCAGGAACAGAGACGAGAACGGCAGAGATCTCGCCCAGGTGCCTTACGATGTGTTGTTGGCCTTGGCGCCTCTTACGAATGATCCGGATGCCGTACTGGCCAAGCTCGGCATTGAAGACGAAAGCCTGAAGGCTGCGCTGATCAAAGTCGCTGAAATAGCCAAGTCAGAGCAGAGAATATTTAAGATTTGACAAGCCACTGAGCCCAGCCGTCGCGCTGGGCTTTTTGCATCTGGAGTGCACCCATGACCACTAAATCACGCTACCTGACTGCAGGCGAGCTCTCGAGCACCTCGGGGCAAGTAGACATCGACCTGAAGACGGGCTCGCTCATCCTCAAGGGGCCGTCCGGCACCACGGTCATCGGCGATTTGGAGAAGGGTGACATTGTTGCCCGAATCGATGCTGAGCCTGCCGTCGAGCCACTGCGCCTTGGAGGGGTAACGCTCTACGGTGAGCTGGCTCGTAACCTACGCGATGTGCAGGCTATGCTGGCAGACCACGGCGTCGGTGAGCTGAAGCTAGTTAAGCCCCGCGGCGAGCCACGTACTGACGAGGCTTAAGCATCCATCAAAGGATCATCACTGACCTGACTATTAGGTCAGTTTTTTCGTTCAGCCCTTGGTTTTTTCATGGGGCTCAGTGAACACTGGCTCCTGAGCTAAAAACCACTCCAGCTCCTCGATCGGAACAGGGTGAATAGCGCGGTCAGGCATTTTGATCGTGATTCCGTTGCTTACTGGCTCCTCGATCTTCTGATCGAGAGCAGTAACTCTTTCTAAATAAGCAATCGCCGAGCTCGCTTGATACTGGAAGGCTCCCAAGTCGGAGAGCTCAAAACCATCTTCATGCAGCAATTTATTTCGATTTCGAGCGAGGTACTTGACTGACCCAACTATCTCGGGCGGTAACAAGTGAGCCACAGAGTCACATTTTTCTTGAAGGCCTCTGCCGTCCGCGCCCAGCAGGGTCAGCAGTGATTCGAGCTTCTTTGTCGCGTTGATGACTATTTCGAGCTGTGAAGTCATACCAGATATCCGAGGGAAGCAAGCCTTGAGAGAGAGTTCTGTCGCTGATTTTAAAGCAGCCGTCTAGGTTGCCACTGGCTTGGGGTCAGGTCAAACATCGTCAACAACGACAGTACGTAGCCAATGCTCGCCTTACGCGGGCTTTTTTATTTATAGCTCCCCGAAAGGGAGGAACCGGAATGGCCCATATGCCAGACAAACCAGATACCTGGCTCATTATGCTTGCGTGGCTAAGCCAGCATGCACCCGCGTTCTATGCGGCCGGTCTGGCCGTGTCGATCTCAGCGTTACGAATCATTTATGGCGGCGGAACCAAGAAGGCAGCCTTCCTCGAAAGCCTGCTGTGCGGCTGTATCACCCTGGCGATGCTTTCAGGGCTTGAGTTGCTGGGCATCCCCCAGTCGGCTGCTGGAATCGTCGGCGGGATGATTGGCCTGCTAGGGGTGGACAAGATCCGCGCCTACGCCGATCGCTTCACTGGGTTCAAGTTGCCGGGACGTAATCCCGAGCAGTAAACCGCGCCACAAATTCAAGGTGCGTCATTTCGTGGCGGATCACTCACTCCTCAACACTGGGAACAACTCAGTGGGATTGCGCGATTCCATGTTCATCTTTGCGCACGCCGCACCTGCCAGGCCTTTGTTTGCATAGCTTGGCTTGAGTCGCATCTTTTCCTGGTTGTCGTAAACATCAAAGCCGCTCGACAGAGTATTGGCGTAGTAACGCCCACCCGAATGAAACGACTCCGTTGCTATTGGAACAGCTGGAACGATAACGAATCTTGGTTGCATTTTTTGTGCCTCCCCAGGCAGAGATTTAACTATTAGTCACTCATTTGGATGGCTGCCACAAACCTTCGGTATAGGCGACGGGTGGAGTTGGCCAGGAGTCATCGAGCAAAGGAGCTACCCATGGATAACCAGCACAAAAAAATCACCGGCTACCGCGACCTCAACCAAAGCGAGATCGACGGCATGAATTCGATCAAGGCGCTGGAAGCGGATGCCGGCGAGCTGTTCAAACAGATTGGCCAGATCGAGGGGATTGACCCGCGCCTGCTCGCCCTGGCTAAGACCAGCCTGCAGCAGGGCTTCATGTGGTTCGTGCGCTCGATTGCCAAGCCTGCTGATCCGTTCAACTGAGATCCATCCATGACTACCATCGCCTACAAAGACGGCGTGATCGCCTACGACTCTCGCCAGACCCGGGGCGAAGTAATCGTTTCTGATGATTCCCCGAAGTGCCAGGTCGTCGACGGTGTCAGCTTCTTCCTGTCCGGCGCCGTGTGTGACGAGAAGGCCCTGATCGCCGCCTACTTCGGGACTCCCTCGCCGGTGCCTGTGGAGTGCTCAGGCTATGCCGTCGATGGCGGCAGGCTGCTCATGGTGGGGCATGACGACAAGACTGGTATCTGGCGGCAGGAACTCGACCCATCCAATCCCGATGCGATTGGCAGCGGCTCGGCCTATGCCTTGGCTGCAATGGATATGGGTGCAAGCGCAGAAGACGCGGTGCGCGCTGCCATGAAGCGGGACATCTACACCGGCGGGAAGATCAGAGCGCTGCGGGTTGTGAGTAAAATGGGCGCACCCCAATTGAATGAGGCGCGCTATGCCTTAAAGGCTCCTACAGGTCTTCGATTCCACTCAAGGCGCGCTTATGCTTACGATTCAGGTCAATGAATCTGTCGCATACCACGGGGCCGTGAAGCGATACATATTCTTCGGATTCCTGGCGGGTGAGTCCGACAAAGATCTCCCTGCCAGACTCAATGATTATTGTTCCATTTTTCTCCAGTAGCAGCCTATTGAAGCCGGGAAGGTAGAGGATATCGACCCCGGCATTCAGGCGAGCGCAGGCGCAGTTTGCCTCGCGCTCGTCTGAGTAAGGCCCGCCGACATAGTCGTCCTCGAGCGAGTCTTCAATTTGATAACAGAGTTGCTCCATTGGAGTGGCTGGTACTTGGGTGCCAATTTCTATAGCGATGAGATCGACACGAGGCAAGTGTACGACGCTGTATCTGTCGGGCATTAGGTTCATCCTTGTGAGTTGACCCTTACCAATACCGGCAACCCGCCACTACTTCAAGACTCAGAGAGTGATCATGACAAGTAAGCAACCCGACTGGGAGGCGATCGAACGAGCCTACCGGGCCGGGGCGCTTTCCATCAGAACCATCGCTGAGCGCCAGGGCGTGAGCGACACCGCGATCAGGAAGAAGGCCAAGGCCTTGAACTGGACGCGGGACCTTTCTGACCAGGTGCGTAAAGAGGTTCGCAGCAAGCTGGTTCGCGGCGAGGTTCGCAACGATCAAGGCGCGAACCGCGAACTCGATGCCGAAATCATCGAAGAGGCCGCAGAGGAGGGCGCGCAGGTAGTTCGCAGCCACCGCCGCGACATCCGCAAGGCCACGAACCTTGCGAACCTGCTGATGGATGATCTGCTGACCACCATCCAGCGCCGGGAGGAAATTGAGGAGGCAATCGACGTAGAGACCGCCGAGGACAGCAACGGCATGCGCCGCGCCTCGATGCTTGCCGCGGTGGCCCTCCCAAGCAACTCCAAGACCCTGTTCCAGCTGTCAGCTGCAATGAAGAACCTCCAGGTGCTCGAGCGCCAGGCATTCGGCCTGGACGAGAAGGAGAAGACGGACGAAGCGGACGAACTGTCCAAGCTGATGGATGAACTATCGAAGGAAGCCTGACCCATGAAACCCGAGCACCTCAAACTGCTCCGGGACCGGTTCTGGCGGCTGAACAACCTGTACTTCATCACCGACAAGCAGGGGAAGAAGGTACGCTTCCGCATGACGCAGGAGCAGGTCGATTACTTCCAGGGGATGCACACTCGCAACATCATCCTAAAGGCCCGTCAGCTTGGCTTCACCACGCTGGTCTGCATCGTCCAGCTGGACGCCGCGCTTTTCGAGGCCGCCAAGTGCGCCCTTATCGCCCACACCCTGAACGACGCCAAGCGCCTGTTTCGAGAGAAGGTCAAATATGCGTATGACAACCTTCCCAAGGAGATACGCGCCGCTAACCCTGCTCGCAATGATGCTGCTGGTGAGCTTGTGTTCAGCAAAGGTGGATCGCTCTACGTGTCCACATCCTTTCGGGGCGGGACTTTACGGTATCTGCACGTATCCGAGTTCGGGAAGATCTGCGCCAAGTTTCCGCACAAAGCCCGAGAGATCGTCACCGGCGCCTTTGAGGCTGTCGCCGCAGAGTGCTTCGTCACGATCGAGTCGACGGCGGAGGGGCGGGCGGGCTACTTCTTCGATTACTCGCAGAGCGCTGAGAAGCAACAGCTGGCCGGTGTACCCCTGGGCCTGCTGGACTGGAAGTTCTTCTTCTTCAGCTGGTGGCGGAACCCGCTGTACTGGCTTGACCCGACCGATGTCACCATCCCGGATCGGCTGACAAAGTATTTCGACGACCTGGCCGCCAAGCACGGAATCGTCACCAACCCGGGTCAGCGAGCCTGGTACACCGCCAAGGAGAAGACCCTCGGCGATGACATGAAGCGTGAGTACCCGTCGATCCCTGCCGAAGCATTCCAGCAGACGATCGAGGGCGCGTACTACGCCAAGCAGTTCACCAAGCTCTACGCCGCCCAGCGCATCGGCAAGCTGCCCGACAACAGCCATCTGCCGGTGCACACATTCTGGGATATCGGCGTGGGCGACTCGACCGCGATCTGGTTTGTCCGGATCGTTGGCGAGGAATACCACGTAGTCGACTTCTACCAGAACAGCGGCGAAGGCCTGCGGCACTACATGAAGGTGCTGAAGGATCGCGGCTACACCTACGGTGAGCACTGGGGGCCGCATGACATCGACAACCGAGAATTTGGTAGCGATGGCAAGACCCGCCGCGAACTCGCCCGAGAAGGCTATGAGATCGACGGGCAGAAGTACCGCATGACGTTCCAGGTGGTCCCGAAGCTTGGCGTGGACGAAGGCATCGAGCAGGCGCGGGAAATCCTCCCGAACTGCGCCTTCGACGAAGCCAAGTGCGAGGAGGGGATCACCGCCCTGGAGAGCTACCGCAAGGAATGGGACGACAAGCGCGGCTGCTGGAAAGACAAGCCGCTTCACGACTGGTCATCCCACCCGGCCGACGCCTTCCGTTACTTCGCAGTGGCCAAGACCAAGCGATCCGTGGTCAAGCACGTTCCAATCTCGTTCACTTTCTGAGGCCACCCATGCCGAATTTCAGTCCCCGGGCAGAGTACTCGGAAGCCTTGCCTGGCTGGCTGCTGGTCAAGCGCTGCGTGGCGGGCGCCCGAGAGGTGCGCAAGCACGATATCTACCTGCCCATGCCTGATCCGGAGAACAAATCACCGGAGAACCTGGCGCGGTACAAGCAGTACAAGAAGCGGGCGATGTTCCTGAATATCACAGGGCGCACGCGCACCGGCCTGCTGGGCGCGGTGTTCCGCAAGACTGCCGAGCTGGAGTTGCCCACGGGCGTCGAGTATCTCAAGGAGAACGCCAGCGGCGACGGGACGAGCCTGGAGCAGCTGTCGAAGGATTCCGTAGGGGAGTGCCTGGACACTGGGCGCGGCGGCTTTCTGGTGGACTTCCCCGAGGTCGAAGGCGTGTCCTCGATGGCCGACCTGCAGGGTCGCCGCGCGCTGATCCATCACTACGGCGCCGAGTCGATTATCGACTGGGACGAGCAGGTGATCGACGGCGTGAAGCGCCTGGTCTATGTGTGCCTGCTGGAGTGCGTTTCAGAGTTCAGCTCAGAAAGCCTGGAGCGCACAACCAGCACCCAGTATCGGGTGCTCCTGTTGGTCGATGGGCGATACGTCCAGCGCGTCTATGCCGAAGACGGTAAGACCTTCACCGAGACGGAGCCGACCGATAAGGCGGGCAAGCCGTTCAAGCACATCCTGTTCAGCTTCTACGGCGCCCAGAACAACGACGCCAGCGTCGATCGGTCACCGCTCGAGGATCTGGCGGACGTGAACATCCTGCATTACGGCAACAGCGCCACGGTGGAGGAGAGCGGGTTCATCAGCAGCCAACCGACGCTGTTCATCACGACCGATATCACGGCCGACGAGTTCGCCAAGGTGAACCCGAACGGCATGCATATCGGCTCGACGCGGGGCTACAACCTCGGCAAGTCCGGTACCGCCACCCTTGTCCAGGCAACCGAGAGTCAACTGGCTCGCACGCTGCTGAAGGACAAGGAAGAGCAGATGCTGATGATCGGCGCCCGTATCGTCCAGAAGGCGGGCGGCGCCGAGACGGCTGAGGCGGTGCGAATCCGCTACAGCTCTGACAACAGCGTGCTGGGCACCATCGCCGGCAACGTGTCCGAGGCCCTGAAGCGGGCAATCCTCGACGCCGAGCGCTTCATGATCGGTGAGCCGGACGAGGAGGGCACTGTCTTCTGGCTCAACCAGTCGTTCTTCGATGAGTCGATGACCGCGCAGGACATCCTGGCCCAGGTCCAGCTCTGGCAACAGGGCTTGATCGCTAAATCCGACTTGCGCACCAACCTGCGCCAGGGCGGCGTGTTGGAAGCGGACCGTACCGACGAGTTGATCGACGAGGAACTGGCTCAGCAGCCGCCGGTGACCGGCAACGACCCTGGAGATGGCGGCGATGAGCAGTGATGGCTACTTGTCCGACGCCGCGACTCGCCACCAGGTGCACGTCCAGCGCTACGCCGGTGGCAGTCTTAAGCGCCTGGCCAAGTTCATCACCAAGGCTATTGGGACTGCCAAATCGCGCGTATCGGAGGGATTGAGCCGGTATGGCACCCAGCGGTACGAGCGGCAGATCCGAGAGCTGCAGGGTGATCTGGCGACGATCTACGGCGACATGAAGCAGCAGGTGGTGCTCGACCTGACCGAGTTCGGCGGCTACGAGGCCGAGTTCAACATGACCCTGCTGGGCAAGGTCGTGAAGGCCGTGGTCCAGTTGAACAGGCCGTCGGTTGCTCAGGTCGCCGCCGCGGCGCTGGCCGACCCGCTCGATCTGGAGGTCGGCAAAGGCCGGCAACGCATCAGCATCAACGGCGCACTTGACCAGTACGGCACCAAGAAGAGCGCCGAGATCATCAGCGAGATTCGCATGGGGTCGGCGCTGGGCGAGACCTCCGGGCAGATCAGCCGCCGGTTGACCTCTTTGGGCGTCCAGCAACGCGATCAGGCTCAGGCCCTGGTCAACACCATGACCAACCACATTGCCACCACGGCGCGTGTGGAAGTGCTCAAGGATAATGACGACATCCTCAAAGGGATGCGCCGGATAGCCACCCTGGACAGCCGCACCACGCTGTTCTGCATGAGCGTCGACCAGACGATCATCCCGCTGGATGGGCCGAAGCCGCCGTATCACTGGCGGTGCCGGACCACAATCATTCCGGTATTGAAAGACGAGTTCGCCCGGGAGATACCTGGCTCCACTCGGCCTTCGATCGGCCCGGACGGCGTCGAGCAGGTCAGCAGCAAGACCAGCTACAGCGAATGGCTTGCGCGGCAGCCTGCATCGTTTCAGCGCGATGTGCTCGGCCCGGCGCGCTATGAGCTGTTCAGCAAAGGCGAGTTGACCATCGACAGGTTCGTCGATGACGACGGCCGGACCTTGACCCTCAAGCAGCTTCGCGAGCGCGAGCCGATGGCCTTCGAGCGCGCCGGCATGAACTGATCCGCGCCACAAAACACTGCACCGTCATTTCGTGGCGCGCAATTTCCTAGCCCTGGCTGAGCCGGGGCTTTTTTGTATCCGCAGGCAGGGCCTGCTCAACGTCTCTGGGAGACAGCAATGCTGAAATTTCAACTGGATAGCCTCGACGGCCTCGATGATTCCACCAAAACCCTGTACACCGAGAAGGACGGCAAGTTCGTTCTTGGCATCGAAGGCCTGCCGCAGCAGGAAGACGTCACCGGCCTGAAGGCCAAGGTCGACGAACTGCTCGGCGAGAAGAAGGCGGCCGAGAAGGCGCGCAAAGAGGCCGAGGAAACCGCTCGGCTCGAGCGCGAAGAAGCTGCTCGCAAGTCGGGCAACGTCGAGGAACTCGAGAAGTCCTGGTCCGAGAAGTACGCGCGCCGCGAGGCAGAGCTTACCGGTCAGCTCGAAAGCACCAACAGCACCCTGCAAGGCCAGATCCGGGATCTGACCGTGGGCCGCACCGCTACCGAGATCGCGACCACGCTGGCCATCCCGGGCAGTGCCAAGGCATTGCTTCCCCACATCGAACGCCGGCTGAGCGTTGAGCAGCGCGACGGCAAGCCCACTGTCGTCGTGCTGGACGTGTCCGGCAAGCTCTCGGCGGCAACGCTGGACGAGCTGAAAGCAGAATTCACCAACGATCCGGCCTTTGGTCCGCTGATCGCTGGCAGCAAGGCATCAGGCGGCGGGGCCGGTGGTGCTGGAAAGGGCGGCGGGGCCGCACTTAAGCGTTCCGAAATGAGCTCTGTCCAGAAGCGCGAGTTTATTGATGCGCACGGGCAGGACGCCTACCTGAAATTGCCCAAATAATGGAGTAACCCATGCCAACTACCGTCAACTCGGACATGATCATTTACAACGATCTTGCCCAAACCGCTTATCTGGAGCGTCTGCAGGACGTACTGGAAGTGTTTAACGCCTCGTCGGGCGGTGCGTTAATTCTGCGCAACGAACTGATCGAGGGCGACCTGCGTAAGCGTTCGCTCTACAAGATCGGTGGCACGTTGGGTCACCGTAACGTCAACTCCGACGCCGTTGTCGCCGGCATCAAGATTGGTGCTGATGAAGCGGTCGGCGTAAAAACCCCATGGAAGTACGGCCCGTACGAAACTACAGAGGAAGCGTTCAAGCGTCGTGCGCGAAGCCCGGAAGAATTCTCCATGCTGGTTGGTCAGGACATGGCCGACGCAGCCTTGGACTACTACATTCAGACTGCCTTCGCGTCCCTCGGCGCTGCTATTGGCGCAAACGCCAATATGGTTGCCAGCGGGTCCTTCGCGGTCGACCACAAGAAAGTGCTGACCAAGGGCATGCGCAAGTTCGGTGATCGCTTCAACCGCATCGCGCTCTTTGCCATGGACTCCGCTACCTATTTCGACCTGGTCGACGACGCCATTGACCAGAAAATCTACGAAGAGGCGGGCGTGGTCATCTACGGCGGCTCGCCTGGCACCATGGGCAAACCGGTCCTCGTCTCCGACAAAGTTACCGAAGAGCGCATCTTTGGTCTGCAGGTGGGTGCAGTTTCGGTAACTGAGTCCCAGGCACCGGGTGTGCGCTCTTATCCAGTAAACAACCAGGAAAACTTGGCGATCGGCTATCGCGCGGAAGGCGCTTTCAACGTCGACATCATGGGGTATTCCTGGAAGGACACTGCTGGCGTTAACCCGAATCTCGCGGCCCTGGGGGCCGGTGCGAACTGGCGCAAGCATGCGACAAGCGACAAGGCTACTGCCGGCGTCCTCATCGACCTGTCCGCGCCTTAATTGGCAACTGCAAAGGCGGGTCAAGTAGGCCTGCCTTGGAGGCAATCTATGGAATTGATTTACACAGCCCAGCGTGACGACTTCGAGCCAGGCCGGAATTATCGTAATCCACGACATTTTGACCAAGCCGAGCCTGGTGTCGAGTCGGTCGTGGTGATCGGGGACTGGCCGAAGGTGGTCAATGCCTATGAAAAGGCGGGCGCCGACGTATCCGTCATCGATATGCCGACGCGCGTGACTATCGTCGATGTCTCGGATCCTGCGGAGCTCAAGCGTCTGGCCTCCGAGCTGGCATCCATCGGCGTTATTGTCGAGTCGTTTGCCGAGCAGAGCCTGGATTGCCCAGAGGGCGAGCTGGGCGAAACCGCGGGCCGCCTGCTTCAGGTGCTGGAAGCGGTCAATGCCGGCATCGCCAGGCTGCAGCGCGAGCGCGACGGCGAAGTCCAGAAGGTAATCGACCTGGAGCAAGAGAAGGCTGACCTGCTGAAGCAGGTCGAGGCACTCAAGGCTGCAACTGTCGACCCTGAGATCGAGGCGCTGAAGGCAGTCCTGGATAAGGCTGGCGTTAACTACCGCGCCAATGCCTCGAAAGAGTCGCTGCAGAAGCAGGTTGCCGAGCTCGATAACCAGTAAACCCGGGGCTGCGGCCCCAATCATTCAAGCGGAGGCCTGATGGCTACTTACATCACTGTGGCCGACGTGGATAGCATCCTCGGGCCAGCCTGGGCGCCTGACGAGGCCAAGGCGGAGGCGGTCTTCGAGGCGAATGCCTACCTGACCGCGCTCAACCTGGTGGGCATCGACACGGACGACATCCCCGACGACGTGAAGCAGGCCGGCGCCCGCTTAGCCAAGTGTGCCTCACAGGGCAAGCTATACCAGCAGCAGACCGAGGGTTTGATCGAAGCCAAGACGGTCAAGGCCGGCTTGGTCTCGACGAGCAAGACCTTCGGCGCCATCGACCGTACCAGTGCCGCGGCGCAACCTTCCTGCGTTCAGCTGGCCCTGGCACTGCTCACACCCCGGCGGAGTAACCCGTTCGCCTTTGCCGTCAAAAGGGGGTAGCCATGGGCTTGCGCGAAGAAATACAAGCCGACATGGCCGAGGCCTTTGATACCGACCTGGCAGACGCGGTGCAGCTGTTCACTGGCGGCATAACGCTACCCGGCACCTGGGATCCAGTCACCGAGACCGGTGGCGACCCGGTGGTGATCAGCTACTCCGGCCGCGGGGTGTTCGATGCCTTCAAGATTGCACTGATCGACGGCATGAACATCAAGGCCACAGATCAGTTGCTCATCGCCCTCACCAACGAGACCACCGGCGTTCCGCAGGTCGGCCACAAGATCAATGGTTTCGACGTGATCAATGTGCAAACCGATCCCGCTGGCGCCCACTACGAGATCCAGCTCAGGGAGGTCTGATGGCTACCAATGGCTGGAGCACCAACCTGACGGACTTCGTCGACCAAGCCGAAGAAGACATCAGCCAGATGGCCCGAGTCATCGCCCAGAAGATGCTGGAGGAGGTGGTGCTGAAGTCGCCAGTAGGCAACCCAGGGCTGTGGCAGGCCAACATCAAACTGACCGCCAAGAACGTAGCACTGGCTGATGCCTATGACGCAAACGTCGATGCGCGAAACGCCAGCAACCCCGGCAAGAGGTTCAAGAAGCTCACCCAGCGCGAGCGCAAAGAAAACTTCTTCGTAGATGCGAAAGCCGCCGGCCAGGGCTATGTGGGCGGCAGGTTTCGCGGAAGCCACATTGTTTCCGTTGGCGCGCCGGACTTCAGCGTCACCGAGCGCGTCGACGCAGAAGGGTTGTCGACCATTTCAGAGGGCACCAGCGTGATCCAGTCCGCTGGCCGCTTTCCGGTGATCTACATCCAGACGAATCTCCCGTACGCCGAGGCGCTGGAAAATGGACATTCAACCCAGGCCCCGGACGGGGTCTATGGCCTGGCCTTCATTGGAGTAAGCGAGGCCTACAAATGACCTTCGAGGAAATTCGCGAGGCCATCGTCGGGCGCATGGCGTCGTTCGGCGGTATCGAGCAGAAGCGCATCTTCTACCCGAATGCGCCGTATCCGCCGGAAAACATCGACTCTTCCGGCGTGTTCAAACCGCCGGCGACCGGGCTTTGGTGTCGCCTGAATCTGCAGTACGCCACGGCCTTCATGGCCGGCATGGCAGACCGACCGCATACCCGCAAGCCAGGGCAGATAAGCATCCAATGCTTCGCCCGGGCCAGGACGGGATTGAAGGAACTCAACCTGCTGGCCGGCGAGCTGGAAGTGCACTTTGCGTACTGGATGACTGGCCAGCTTGAATGCATGGAAGCCACTCAGGTCGATGCAGGCGAGTTCGAAGGCTTCTACCAGATCAACGTCAACATCCGGTTCCGCGCCGGCTGAGCCAGGCAACACCATCCACCCGCCCTGAGCGGGTTTTTTTATGCCCGCAGATAGGAGACTCACCCATGAGTTCCGGCGCAAAAGTCGTTTCGCACATCATCAAAGAGGTAGCGCCAGGCGTTACGCCGACCGGAACCTGGGACACGCTTCGCCTGACCGGCAACGCGCTGACCCCGACCGTCAACACCCAGGCCAGCGATGAGATCACCGATACCCGGCTAAGCCAGGGCTCCGTGGCTACCAGCATCGATATCGGCGGCGACCTGACGGCAGAGCTCTCGTTCGGCTCCTTCGATCAGCTGCTCGAAGCCGCTTTTTACGGCACTTGGACCGGCGATGTGCTGTCCGTAGGCGATACCCGCCGGACCTTCAGTATCGCCAAGGGCTACGAAGACATTGGTGTCTACGGCGTATTCAAAGGCGCGCATGTCTCGACCTTCGCCCTCGACATCCCGTCCGACGGAAAGATCACCGCCACCTTCAACATGGCGTGCCTGGACTACGAGGATAGCGAAACCTCGATCGTCGTCTCGCCGAATGCCCCGACCACCACGCCATTTCTGTCGAACAACAACGTCGGCACGATCCTGGTCAATGGCCAGTCGCTGGAGGGTGTGGCCTGTGTGTCGGCGATGAGCGTGAACCTGGACAACAGCCTGCAAACGCAGCGCTGCCTTGGGTCTGAGCGCCTGGGCCCTGGTGCGCACATCGCTACCGAGGCCGCGATCACCGGCAGCATCACTCTGGCCTGGTCCAAGCGGGCATGGGAGATCTGGAAGAACACCTTCTCCCGCGCGCCGATTGCGGTGGTCTTCCCCATCACCGACAGCCTGGGCAACAAGTACACCTTCAACTTCCCGGCCGTCGAGGTTGACGGTGAGCTGCCGAACGGTGGGAAGCGCGACCTGATCGAAGTGACGCTCAACTACACCGTGGCGAAGCTCAGCCCAACCATCACCCGAGTTCCGTTTGTGCCGGTGGCCAGCGTGTCGGTAACCCCAGCGACGACTTCGATCGCGGTGGCCGCCACCCGCCAGCTGTCAGCGTCTGCCTTGCCGGCCGAGGCAGCGCAGAACGTCACCTGGTCCAGCTCGGCGCCGAGTGTGGCGACGGTCAGTGCTTCCGGTTTGGTTACGGGCATCTCCGCTGGTTCGGCGACCATTACCGCCACCAGTGTCTCCGACCCCACCAAGACCGGCACGGCGGCGATTACGGTTACCGCCTAACCCTGCATCACCTTTGGCTTCCCCGGCGCTCACGCCGGCCGGGGCGGCCCTTTTATTGGCGTGGCGTTGAGGAACAACCATGGCTTTGCAACTGACCGCAAAAAACCAGCCCGCCGTTGGCGAGCGCTGGGTTGAGTTTGATAAGGACACCAAGATCCTGCTGGCTGGCATCGACAATGCCGAGTACCAGGTGGGCCTGGAGCGCATGCGCCGCCGGATCGCGCGCAACGATGCTCGGTTCGAAGAGGGCCAGGTCGGGGTAGTGGCCGGCGAGCTGACCGAGCACCAGAACCACGCCATGCTACTGAGCCACTTCATTGTGAAGGACTGGTCTGGCGTGCTGGACGCCCAGGGCAACCCGATCAAATACAGTCCCGCGGTGGCTTCCGAGCTGCTCGAGAGCAACATCGAATTCTTCGTGTTTGTCCTGCGTGAAGGCGCCGCGGCGGCGACTGATACCGCTCAAGAGCGGGCCGAGACAGTGGGAAAGCCGTCGACCGCTTCGAGTGGGAGCGCGAATGGGGCGGCGACTCGGAAAAAAGGCGCACGGTCTACCAAAGGCTGAAGCTTCAAGTGCCCGACGAGCCGCCGAACGACCCCATCACGGCCTACCTGCTGAACCTCTTCCGTAATATCTGCCGCGGGCGTCGGTTCGCTTCCAGCATGGCTGGAGTTTTCCCTCTGCCACTGGCGGCCCGGGAGATCTCCGACTGGCTGGAGTCACACCCATCGCCTCTGGCCAGGGAAGAGGTCGACGATGTGATGTTCGCGCTAGATGCTGTTTGCATGGTGAGTGAAGAAGATTGAACTCGATGGTGCACTCATAACGTTTATGATACTGGCTGTCGATTTTATGGAGAAAGTCAATTGGTATACATCTCAACGCTCGCCATGCTCTTGGTCTTAGCGGTCTCAGTTGGCCTTGGTTTCTTAGGGGAGAGCTGGTTTCTCGTATTCGGACTAGTCATTGTGGTGCTCTCCGCCGCAACATCGATGATTTTGGCGTTCCTTGGTGGGCGAAAGGCAGCGGACGCAGAAAAAGTAGAATACGAGTCGTTTCTTCCTGAGGTCGATGATGGTCAATCGCACAGCTTCAAGTTCACCGCTAGCTTGATGGGTGTGGATACGCAGAATCCAACTAAGCACATCCAAGATCAGATTGATGAAATAAAAAGGGTGGCAGTTCAGGATGAGAAAAATCTTCGGATGCTGCAAAAGTTCACTGACCGTCGCGTAGATATTTGCTTTGCGCAAATTCGGTATCACGAAGAAGTGACACTGCCGAAAATACTTGGGCGGGGGTCTGGTTCAATCATCCTTGCTGGCGCGCTCACGATCATTGGCTCCGCCTATCTTGCCTTCCCAGATGTCCTGCATAAGCGATTCATGGTTGTGGCTGACCTGCTGCGGACCCTCGCATAGAGTGTTTTCTCTCCGGCTTTGGCGCCTTCTGTAGACGGTGGTAGATTGATCATCATTTCAGGGAGGACGCGATTTGAAACGATTGCTGATTTTGGGGTTGGCCTGCATGACGGTGGCTGGTTGTGAGACCACCAGAGTTTCGCCGGAACATGCGCGCCAGGTATCTGCTGAAGACGTTTATGCCTTCAGTCGGCCAACCAGCCCTGACGACGCGAGGATCGTCTTCACCCAAGACGCCGGTGCTATGAGCTGCTTTGGTGCGGGCATGCAGGTTTTCCTCGATGAGAAACTCGCCGCAGAGACCAGTAGCGGGGAGTCCGTGAAGCTCTACCACAAGCCTGGCCCTACGCAGTTGAGCATCAAGAACAAGATGGCTTGTGCCGGCGGAGATCTGAAAGGGCTGCTGCTGGACCTGAAACCTGGGTATTCCTACCAGGTGCGCGGCTATCGTGGAACTTGGGACAAGGCAGAGCCTATGCTTACCTCTCCAGAGCCGTTTAAGTACAGAAATTGATGATTGATCGCGCGAATTTAAAGGGAGAGCGCTAATGCAGGAATATTCAAACACAGTGGCAGTGGTGGCCTTTCTAGTCGCGTTCGTTATCTACTTTCTGCCATCTTTCATTGCCGGCTCTCGCAATCACCCGAACACCACGCCTGTCGTGTTGTTGAACACTTTTCTGGGGTGGACCCTCCTAGGGTGGGTTGCCGCGCTGGTCTGGTCGGCGTCGAGCATTGATCCTGCGAAGGTGGAGGCAATTACAAAGCCCCCAATTCAGCCAACCGACAAATACACCGAAATTGAGCGAATTGCCGAGCTAAAAGAGAAAGGCGTCCTTTCGGAAGCTGAATTTGAGGCTGAAAAGACCAAGCTCCTCAACAGCTAACGCCAGAAGATTCAAATAAAACCCGCGCTTGCGGGTTTTTTTATGCCTGGAGAAAAGTATGGCCCAAACATCACGGCTAGTTCTTGAGATCGATAGCCGAGACGCGGAGCAGAAGGCGGCTGACACTCGTAGAGCTCTGGAGGCACTTGAGAGCGCCGGAATTCGTGTAAAGCCCTCGCTGGAGAAGGCTGGCGCCGGCATGGAGAGCGCAGGGAAGAGCGCGGAAAGAGCAGGGAAATCGTACCGTTACTACCGTGATGAAGTCGAGGATCTGCTTGGCAGATTAGATCCATTAAGAAAAAAACAGACGGATCTGGCCAGAAGCCAATCTGAACTGGCCGCCGCATTCAAGCGCGGCGATATAGGGGAGGCGGGTTACAAGGAGTTCTCCGGGATCATCCGCGACCAATCGACGGCGATAACAGCGCAAAGGGCCGCACTCTCGAAGTTGAATGGCGATCTGGGCAAAACGGGGATGTCTGCAAAAGCGACAGCCGCCGCGCTCCGCGGTGTTCCTGCTCAGTTTACGGATATTGCCGTATCTCTCCAGGGTGGGCAGGCGCCTCTTACGGTGTTGCTGCAGCAGGGCGGGCAGCTCAAGGACATGTTCGGTGGGATTGGTCCGGCAGCCCAGGCTATGGGGGGTTACATCCTGGGCCTGGTTAACCCGTTTACTGTCGCAGCTGCGGCGGTAGCGTCTTTAGGTGTGGTGCTTGTTGCGTCTCATAGCCAATTCAATGCCTTCAACAAGGCTTTGATCGGCTCCGGGAATGCGGCAGGCTCCGCTGCTGGGCAACTAGCAAATCTCGCCAATGCCCTTGCCAATGGCCGAAGTTTCACTGAAGCAAATCAGGCCGTAATGGAGCTTGCAGGAAATGGCAGGCTTACAGGTGAGACCTTCTATGAGGTTGCTCGAGCAGCGACAGAACTTGCCGAGGCGACAGGAAAGAGCGCGTCTGAAGTCGCTGACCAGCTGTCCAACACCAAGGCAAGCGTCACCTCCCTAGCGCAGGAGTACAGCGACAAATACGGGATCATGACGAAAGCAACGTTCGAACAGATCCGTTCGCTTGAGGAGCAAGGCGACAAGATGGGAGCGGTCAAGCTCCTCGCCACCACTCTTGCCGATGAGATGAACCGACGAAACAAGGAAATGCAGGAGTCTACCCGAGGGCTCGCGAAAGCATGGGACGAGGTTAAGAACAGTGTTTCTGGGGTCTACAACCAGATCAAGTCACGGCTCTCGGCAAGCCCTGAGCTGTTCAAACTCCAGCACCTACAGAGCCAACTTGACGACGCAAGAGAGATTGGTGATCCGGCACTGATCTCGGGGCTGGAGGATCAGGTACGACTGGCACAAGCCACTGTGGACACACAGAACAAGAAGAATGAGGCAGTCGGCCAAGAGCTTCGCGAGAAAAAGGAACTCGTCTCCGCTGATGCGAAGTGGTACGACTTCACAAAGAAGAACATGAGTGATCAGGCCAAGCTGGCGAAGGATATCGCCGACGCGAGGAAGCTTGGAGTTGAGGCTGGCAGATCTCAGGCTGAGATCGACAAAGAAGTGGCCAGCCTCCAGGCTAAGTATGACAAGAGCCAAGCGAAGCCGAAGGCCTATACCGAAGATGCCGGTGTGAAGGCGCTCGATCAGGCTCGACAGCAGTATGCCGTCCTGCAGCAGCAGAACGCGCTGATTGGTGCACAGAAGGGAGAGGTCGACAAGCTCGGCGCCGTCGGCCAGGCCCTGGTGAAGTGGGAGCGGGAGCTCGCCGATATCAAGGGCAAGAAAACTCTCACTGCCGACCAGAAGTCGCTGGTAGCCAACCAGGAACTGATCACCGCCCAGTTGAAGAAAAATGCGGCACTTGAACGGGAAAACCAGCTCAAGAAGATCTCCACCGAGGAGACCCGCAAGCTTCTGGCCTTCCAGGAGAACCTGAACAGCCAGCTGGCCAAGGCGCAAACCGGTCTCGACAACAGTCTAGCCGGTATGGGCATGGGGGATCAGCAGCGGGCGCGGCTACAGGAGCAGCTCAGCATCCAGCAGCAGTACCAGACGCAAATGGATAATCTGCTCCAGCAGCGCAACGAGGGCCGGATCAGCCAGTCGCTATACGAGCAGGAGAGCGAAGCCTTGCGCCAAGCCCTGGAGCGGCGCCTGGCGATGCAGGGGCAGTATTACATTGAAGTGGACAGGATGCAGTCGGATTGGTCAGTAGGGGCTTTCTCGGCCTTCCAGACCTATGCCGAGCAAGCTGCAAACGTCGCCGGGCAAACACGTGAGCTTTTCACTCGCGCCTTCAGCAACATGGAAGACGCGGTGGTGAACTTCGTGAAGACCGGGAAGCTGTCCTTCAAAGACTTCGCCAATGGAGTCATTGAGGACCTGATCCGCATCCAGGTTCGTCAGGCGGCGGCCGGCTTTCTGAGCACGGCCTTCAGCTTCATGAGCGGCGGGAGCGCAGCTGTGGGGCAGGGCACCATGACCGGGACCAGCGAAACCATCTCTCGGGTCGGTTTCTCGTCAGGGGGCTACACCGGTGACGGCGGCAAGTTTGAGCCGAAAGGCGTCGTGCACGGTGGTGAGTTTGTCGTGCGCAAGGAGGTGGTTAGTCAACCAGGCGCTCGGGAGTTCTTGGAGCGCATGAACGCCAACTCCAATGGCTATGCCGATGGAGGCTACGTCTCACCAACCCCAGTCGCGGCATCCAGTAGCGTCACGCAAAGCGTTGCCGCTGGAGGATCTGCGCCGAGCATCACCCAGCAGTTCAATTTCCAGGGCACGCCTGACGACGCAACCATCAGCCTCGTAAAGGATGCCGCCTACCAGGGCGCAAAGGGCGGGTACGAGATGGTCATGCGAGATCTCAAACAGAACGGACCAATCCGCCAGCTTATTGCGCGGCGCTAAGTGCTTAAGGAGTAACGCATGGCTCTCACGTGGCCTGCATCGCTGCGCCCGTCAGAAATGACATGGGGCATCGTCAACAACAGCCGGGCGTTTACTTCAACGCTGTCGAACGCTCAGCAGATCGTGGGCTACCCGGGGGCGTACTGGCAGTGCACCTTGACGTTCGGGTTGCTGGACAGGGCCCAGGAGCGCGAACTGTCGTCGTTCCTGGGGCGCCTGGACGGGATGTTTGGGACGTTCAACATGCCGGCGTTCACCAGGAGGCGCACGGTCAGCATTGGCGCGCTGACGGTGATATCGGGCAACGCTCAGGCGCGCAGCATGGTGGTCGCCGGGGCTGCGCCAAGCTCCGCCATTTTCAGCGCTGGCGACTACATCACGATTGCAGGGGAGATGTTCGAGGTGACTGATGCAGCGTCGTCGAACGCCCAAGGCCAGGCAACGCTGATGCTGAACAAGCGCATTCGAAAATCACTGACGCCCGGCACCGCGATCGAATATCTCAATCCATATTCCGAGATGCGCATGACCTCCGACACCTGGTCGATGTCGGTACGCCCGGTAATCGCCAATGGTTCCTATCAGTTCAGGGAGGCCTTCTGATGCCATCCGTATTTCCCTTCAGCCAGAGCGTGGTGAACATCATCGCCACTGGCAAGTTCATGCCGGTGTATGCCGTTCAGCTCGATTTTGCCGACGGCATGGTCTTCGCGCATACCGGTACCGGCCAGCTCGTTGTTGACGGCGTGACCTATGAGGGCGTGGGCAACTTCGGCCAGGTAAGCCAGTCGCAGGAGAGCGACAACTCGGGCTCGCCGATGTCCGTGGAACTGACCTTGAGCGGCCTGGATGCCTACATCCTGTCGGAAACCAATATTCGCGGGTGCCGGGGCAGGGCGGCCAAGGTCCTGTTCATTGTCTTCGATGAGGCCGGCAACTACGCCGCGGACATCCTCTTCTCCGGCCGCATGGATGCCGCCAAGTTCTCGTTCGCCGGCAACGGCCAGGACGGCAACAAAATCACAGTCCCTGTCGTAGACCGGATGGCCGAGTGGAGCCGAACCGGTACCGAGCGCTTCACCGATGAAAACCACCGGGCCCGCCACCAGGATGACCGGTTCTTCTATGCCATTGCGCAAATGTCCGAATGGCCAATCTACTGGGGCTCCAGCAAGGACGCGCCGGCGTTTACCTACGGGAATTAGCGATGCGACATCGAGACTGGACTACCCGTCTGAACGACGTGATAAAGGCTGCCCAAGGGCGGCCTTTTTCATGGGGCGAATTTGACTGCTGCCTGTTTGCGGCGGACTGCGCTGCCGCCGTTTGCGGCGTCGATCCAGCCGAGCAGTACCGCGGCAAGTACAAGACGGAAACCGGTGCTAAGCGTCAGCTGAAGAAGCAGCACGGGAGCCTTGAGGCTGCCTGGGATGCCTGCTTTTCCAGGGTGTCGCTGGCGTTTATCCAGCGCGGTGACGTTGTGCTGTACGACGCACCAGGTGGACGAAGCATGGCTGTGTTCTGGGCCGGTGACTACTGGTCGACGACCGAAGACGGCGTCTTCCGCATTGAGTGCGAGCCTCTGGCCGCGTGGAGGGTTGAATGAGCGGTGGCGTCAAGAAACTCGCCCAGGTAGTGGTTGGGGCCGTGATTGGCTTTGTCCAGGGTGGTCCTGTAGGCGCCGCAATTGGTGCCGGCCTGGCCTTCTACGCTGCCGAGCAGCAGGAGAAGCTGAACACCAAGTCCCCGCTACGGGACAACGAGCCCTCCGCGCAGACCGTACGCTCCTCAAAGGCCCCGGTCCGTTTCATCCTTGGCCGGGTTGCCACCGGTGGTGTGCTGGTGTGGGCCCAGGAGCAGCCTGGTGCCCAGTCCGAAGGGGAGTGGCTGCACCTGGTGTATGTGCTGTGTGAAGGTGCGGTGGATGCGCTGGAGGAGATCTACTTGGGCGAAGAGCCGATCGCCTCGTACGGTCAGTTCGCCAGCTATGAGTTGGTGGTGAACCCTACTCAGGTCAATGCCTTCCTCAAAGCCAACTGCCCCGACTGGAAAGACAGCCAGATTGGGCGGGGCCTTTCCTACGTCAGGCTTTCTCTGCAGTACAGCGCCGAGAAGTTTCCGTCCGGCATTCCTGACGCGCGCTTTGTGGTCCGCGGCCGAAACGATCTGTACGACCCACGCACCGGCATGAGCGGCTACTCGGCCAACACCGCGCTGCACCTGCTGTGGTACCTGCGCGCCCGGTGCAATGTGCCTGACGATGAGATTGTCTTCGAGACATTCGCCAGTGCCGCGAACGTCTGCGATGAATCTGTTGGCAATGCTGACGGCTCGGTAAGTGCGCGGTACAGAACTGCCTGCGTCATCGGTGCCGACGAGCAGAAGTCCGGCGTGTTGCAGAAGCTTGAGGCGGCCTGCGCCGGGAAGCTGATCCGCGTCGGCGGTCGGTGGATGCTCCAGGCTGGGGCCTACTACGGCCCTTACGACTTCGAGATCACCGAGGATATGGTGATCGGCACCATCGGCGGCAGCACTGAGCCGTCAAACGACGCTGCCATCAACACTGTGCGCGGCACCTTCATTGACCCTACTCAGTCGTGGACCGAGACGGATTACCCAGAGGTGAGCATCGCGGAGTGGGTGGCGCAGGACGGCGGCGAGGCGGCGGAAACGCTTACATTCTCCTATGTGACAGACCCCTACCTGGCCCAGCGCCTGGCAAACATCGAGCTTCGCCGGCGCCGTGCTGGCGGGGTGATCACCATTCCGATGAACTTCGCCGGCTACAACTGCCGCCCCGGGCGCGTGGTGCGCGTGAACCTGCCGTCGCTGAACATCCTCGGTGAGTTCATCGTGACCAACTGGTCCATGGGGGACGAAGAGGGTTGCAACGTCCAGGTGCAGCAGTATGAAGCGGCGATCTTCGACGACGCCGTGGGCGAGCCGTACAACCCGATTGGTTTCATCAATCTGCCTTCTGGAGGGCTGGGGTCGCCAACAGGTCTGGCCTGGGTCCAAGAAACGGGGGCCGAGGTTGTTCAGGGAGTACTGACCTGGGCGCCAAGCGGCGGAATCGTGTCGGAATATGCCGTGATCGTCCGCCAGGGCGTGAATGTTGTGCAGTCTCACACCATCCAAGCAGCGAGTAATCGCTGCCAGATCAGCGGGCTGCCATCTGGCAACTATACGATGAGTGTTGCAGCGATAGGGCCTATGGCCCGCTCAGGCGAGGCGACCATCAATGTCAGCGTAAATGGTCCTCCTATTCCGGAGTTCTGCGCTGTGCAGTCCTCGCTTGAGTCGATCACGCTGATACCGAGCAATCCATCGGCAGGTTTGAACGGCGGCACCTATGAGTACTTCTTCACGACCAACCCGAATGCACCTTCCAGCGACGCGGTCTACCTCGGGCAGGGCCTGAGCTTCACTCATACTGGCCTCGCGTTCTTCACGAACTACTTCTATTACATCCGCTCAACCAATGCCTATGGGAAGAGTCCGTTCCTGTTTGTCCCTGCATCAACGTCGAACGACGTTAGCGCCTACTTGCAGGCCTTGGCAGGCAAGATTACCGAGAGCGAGCTGGGACAGGAGTTGTTGAAGGAGATTGAGAAGATCTCCGGCGACGGCCCAGGCTCTGTGAATGACCGCCTGGGCGAGCTCAACGAGCAGCTGCAGGAGCAGATCGGCAACCTGGTTGACGCTCTGGAGTATGACCCGGCGAAACCCTACCTGCAGGATGACGCTGTTCGCCTGGGCCAGCGCCTGTACCAGGCCAAGCAACCGGTACCGGCAGATCCCTCTGGGGCGAATGCGCCACCAAACCCGCTGTACTGGCTGGATATCGGGCAGGTGGTGCAGAGCGCCAACGGGCTTGCTGCGCAGGTGCAGGAGAATACTGCCGGCCTGTCCGATCTGGGTGGCGTGGTCACCGCCCAGGCAACAAGCCTGCAATCGCTGCAGGCAGCTTGGCGCGCTGACGTCGACGACGATGGCGGCATGTCCGACGCCAACGCAGCCTGGGACGCCCAGGCCGGTATCAGTGAACAGCGCAAGGTGTTTGCAACTGAGCAGCAGGCATCCGCTGAGCGCTTCATCGCGATTGACGCCAAGGTCGGGCAGAACGCGGCCGGGCTTTCCACTCTGGAAAAGGCGGTGGCCACCCAGAACGAGGCCACGGCCACGCGCCTGGATCAACTGAAGGCCGAGGTCGACGACAACGCGGCGGACATTCAGGAGGTGTCCGAGGCGCAGGTGACAACCGACCAGGCCGTGGCTTCGATACGAACCTCTGTCGAGGCGGTTTACACCGCCGGCCGGGACGATACGGGGGAGGGTGACCTGTTGAGCGCAATGGATGCTTGGCAGTCGCAGGCCAAGTTCTCAAGCGATGTTCGCATCCTGGCGGATGCCGATCAGGCCCTGGCTCGCAAGTCCGAGACGCTCGAGGCTTCGATCGGCGAGACCAGCGCTTCGGTTCAGCAGGTCAGCCAGGCCGTGGTGAACCTGGATGGGAAAGTGAGCGCCCAGGTGACCATCAAGGCGCAAACCACAACGGGCGGCAGAACCGTAATGGCCGGGCTGGCGCTTGGCAGCGACGGGGAAACATCGGAGATCCTGGCGCTTGCTCAGCGATTCGCGGTGGTGGACGAAGTTTCTGGTCAGGTCTCTGTGCCGTTTGTGGTGCAGAACGGCCAGGTGTTCATCAACCAGGCGTTTATCAGTCAGGCGTTCATCAAGGAGATCGTTCTCGGCATGACATTGCGCTCTGCTGCGGTCAACTCGCAAGGGTTGCCGTTGCTGGAGATCAACGTGCCAGCTGGGACGCTGACATTGCGCGGACAGACGGCAGATGGTTCGGTGCTGCTCAACAACTACGGCCTGTATGTCTACGACCTGAACTACATCGAGCGCGCAGGCGTGGGGAGGATGACCTGATGGCGCTGTATGGATTTAGGACCAAGGACGCGGCGGGGGTGGTCACTTTCGACACCTCCGTTACACCTATTCGGTCATTGAAGATGATGACGGTCACCGGTGATGGCAGCTTCGACCAGTACATCTCGATTCCGGAGATTCAGGCGCAGTCATTCGTCGTTGTCGACTCCCTGGAGGACCGGGGGGAATTCACTTATTCCCCTGCCGCCTGGTACTCGGCCGGCACTCTGCAACTGAGGCAGCCGCTCACCAATACCTGGCAAGTGATGATCCTGTCTCAGGGCGGAGAGCCGTTCACCGCGACCGGCTCGTACGGCATCAGGAGCAGGAACGACAACATCCGCATGCAGATCGATGCGGTGAATCGAGTGCTCAGTGTTCGTCACAGTGGCAGCTTCCAGTTCGGCCAGCAGGTGATACCCGGCCAGCAGGCGCAGTTCATCCAGTGGGCGGACATCAACTTCCCGGCGCCGATCACCACAACCGAGAGGCCGCTGGTTTTCTTGAATGCGGTCGACTACATGATGGTCGGCAACTTCTCGGTAAAGGGTGGCCCGGGGAACTGGACGGGGTTCAGGCTGAAGGCCTGGCCGCACCCTTTGCACGGGAGCGCCTGGCAGCAGTTCATGACCATCAAGTGGTTCTGCTCGAGCTACATGGCTGACAGTTCGCCCGTCGGCCAGTACGGGATTTCAGTGCGGGACGCCAATGGCGTCCGCCTGTTTTCCACATCAACAAACATCACCTCCCTCAACAGTCAGCCGGCGAACAACTCGTTCGTTCAGGCAGGCGACCCGATCAGCGGCTCCGGCAGTTACTCGCCGAGCCAGCAGATGCCATGGACCGGCAGCTATGACGACTACGTGTTGGCCAATGCCCTGTTCTCCTGCACGAACATTGTGCAAACCACTCAGCCGATACGAGCGAACTTCGGGGGCTTCTGGCCCGGTAACAGGGGAATGCTCCAGATGTATGTCGATAACGGCTCAGGCATCAACCCACTTACCGCCAATGGCCGGACGCTGTTTGCAGCGCGGCCGATGAAGCCGATCTAAAGGAAATCCATATGCCATGGTACAGAACAGGCACCGTCGCCATCACGGCCGGCCAGAACACGGTGACCGGTACCGGCACTGCCTTCTCGGCAAACGCCCGAGTGGGGGATGCTTTCCAGGGGCCTGACGGCCGCTGGTACGAAGTGACCAACATTGCCAGCGGCACGGTGCTCACCATTCTGCCGGCTTACCTGGGGGCGACTGTCGCGGCCGGCACGTATGGCCTTGCGCCGATGCAGGGGTACGTGAAGGAGTCAGCTGATCGGCTGCGCCAGATCGTCGAGCAGTACGGCGCAACGCTGGTTTTGTTTGGTGGTGCTGCTGATGCGGCGACGCTAAGAGTAAACATTGCTGCCGCGACCCGGGGCCAGAACGCCGACATCACGGCACTCCTGGGCCTGACCACCGCACTCAGCGTTGCCCAGGGCGGCACCGGCGGCAACACAGCTGCGGCTGGCCGCGCCGGGTTGGGGCTGGGCACGGCTGCCACGGCAAATGCTGTCGGCACGGTTTCCCAATCGGGCGGCGCAATCATCGAGCGCGGCTCCAACGCCTCGGGCCGCTACACGAAATTTGCGGACGGCACGATGATCTGTTCAGCAACGCTGAACTTCTCCCAAGCGGTCACCTTCGCCCAGGACGGGCTATTCATCGGGGCCACGCCGACGTTCGGCTTCCCGGCGGCCTTCATCGCGCCGCCTCAGTTCACATTCAGCGCGCGGGCGCAGACGGTTTTCACCCAGCCCAATGCGGTGACCGCGACGACCTATCAGGGACTAGTCATGTCCATGACTTCCAGGACCATCACAGCAGACTTTGTAATGACAGCCCAAGGCAGGTGGTACGCATGAGACTCAAACTGATACCGATCAACTCGGACGCCTCTCTGATCATTCACAAACTGGGTGACGTGCTGACCATCAATGGCCTGGCCTATGACTTCGGCCCGCTGCCAGATGGCGCCACGCTCCCGGCCGAGGCCATTGGTTGCCCATGGATCAACCAGCCGGTGGAGCGTATCAACGGCGTGTTGGTCATTCCGATCACCATGCCGCACGGTGCCGAAGCCGGGGAGCGATCGCGCTTCCCCGCGGACATTGTCGGGGCCCCGGACGGTCCGATTGCGCTGCCGACCGACCAAGACCCCAAGCCAGCCGTGGCGGAATCAACAGAGGAGACCGATGCATGATCGACTTCAGCAAGGTCAAAACCGCAGAGCAGAAAGCCAATGAGGCCCGCCAGGCAGAGCGCGACGCGGCGCTGGCGTCCCGGCGTGCGGCCTATACCGCCGAGAGCGATCGCCTGAAGTTCGAGGCTGAATATGACGCGCTGGCTGCCGGCACTGAGCCCGATTACAGCGCCTGGACCGCCGCGGTCGCCGCCATCAAGGAACGCTACCCGCTCCCGCAGTAACAGTCAGAGCGTCAGCGCACCCGCCATCGAGCGGGTTTATTTTTGCCTGGAGAAAAGCATGCCCTGGAGTAGAGCAGGAACAGTGGCCGTAACAGCTGGCCAGAAGACGGTCACCGGTACCGGCACGGCGTTCACCTTGAATGGCCGGGTCGGTGACGCCTGGGTCGGGCCGGACGGCCGGCAGTACGAGGTCACGAACATCATCAGCCCGACGTCGCTGAGCATCGAGCCCGGGTATCTGGGTTCGAGTGTTTCCGCAGGCGCCTACGCCCTGGTGCCGATTCAGGGGTGGCCAAAGGCTGCAGCCGATCGGATGCACCAGATCATTGACCAGTGGGGCGTGGCGCTTTCCTCGCTGGGCGCCGTGTCGACAGAGAACGTGGTGCCGGTGGCCAAAGGCGGGACGGGCGGAACGACGCCGGCGGGTGGTCGGAATGGCCTCGGCCTGAAGACGGCGGCGGTGGCGGATATCGTCGGTACCGTCTCGCAGGCAGCAGGCGTGCCCACTGGCGCGATCATCGAGTCAGGCACCAACGCGAATGGCGAGTACGTGAAGTTTGCCAACGGCACCCTCATCTGCACGGCGGCGGTTGTGCTCGAGTTCAGCGTACCCCAGACCCTGCTGAAGCTCTGGTCCTTTCCTGCGGCCTTTTCAGCGGCGCCGAAGGTAACCGTCACCCCGATCCAGGGCCTGTCGGCCGATTCGGCGCCGGTGACGTTTGCCGAGTTCGGTCCCGCGATGGCCGCCTCTATCAACACCGTTCAGTGTGTGCCGCGCCTGTGGCGTACCGCCGGCGGCACCAACAGCTTCATCAGCACGTCCGTGGCCACCGTGCACTGCCACGCCATCGGCCGCTGGTTCAACTAGGAGAAACGCATGACCCCTTTGACCGAGCAGCAGTTGCTGCAAATCCTCCCGAACGCCCGCCCAGTCGCGGGCAATTTTTTGCCTGCGCTGAACCGGGCCATGGCGCGCCACAAGATCGACAGCCCGGTGCGCGCTGCGGCGTTCCTGGCCCAGGTTGGGCATGAGTCGGGCCAGCTGCGCAACCTAGTGGAGAACCTGAACTACAGCGCCGAAGCGCTGGTGCGCACCTGGCCCAGCCGGTTTACCGCAGTGTCAGCGGCAGTCTGCGCGCGGCAACCGGAAAAGATCGCCAGCATCGTCTACAGCGGGCGCATGGGCAACACCCGCCCGGGGGACGGCTGGCGGTACCGTGGACGCGGGCTGATCCAGCTTACCGGCCGGTCGAACTATGCCGCTGCCGGCGCCGGCCTGACCCTGCCGCTGGAGGACAACCCCGAGCTGATCGAGCAGCCTGAGCACGCCGCCATGTCCGCCGCCTGGTGGTGGTCGACCCACGGTCTGAATGAGCTGGCCGACGCCGGCCGCTTCCAGGATATCGGCAGTGTGATCAACACCGGCAAGCCTGGCCGGGTGCCGCGCGGCGCTGCTGAGCGAAAGGCGCTGTGTGACCGCGCGCTGAAGGTGCTGGCGTGAGCGCCTGGGCGCTGCGGGTTGCCAGCGCCGGTCTGCTGATCCTGTTGGGCATCGCGGTCGGCACCTGGGCGACCACCAGCCACTTCCGGCCGCTGCTCGACGCGGAGCAGGACCAGGCCGCCCGGTGCAAGGCTGGCCGCGACAACCTTGCCGGGCTGACGCAGGAGCAGGGCAAGGCACTGGGAGACCTGGTGCTGGCTGCGAGCGCCCGGCAGTCCGCTGCTGAGCAGGCGGTGAGCGAAGCCAAGGCCAGCGCGGATCTCGACTACGCCGCGGCAAACCGGCTGCAACAGGAGCGCACCGGCGGCGACCAGTGCGCTGCCGCCACCTCGATCATCGACAAGGAGTTGGGACTATGAGCCTGGGCCTAAACCGGCGTTTCCGTGGGTGCGGAATGGATATCTTCAAAGCTGTGAGCCGCGCGATCCGTGGCCTTGCCCGCGGGGGCGGAGTTGTTTTGGTCCTGGGCCTCGCTGGGTGCTCCGGTAAAGTAGAGCCGCAGGTTCAATACGTCCGCGTCGAGGTGCCAGTGCAGGTGCTGTGCCGAGCGCCAGAGGTTGCCGTACCGACGTGGGCGGCTGCTGGCCTGCGCAAGGCCGATAGCTTGGAAGTGAAGGTGAGGGCGCTACTTGCCGAGCGTCGTCAGCGAATCGGATATGAGCGTCGACTGGTGGCGTCTGTGAAGGCGTGCATGTAAGATAAATTTCAATAAAACTTAGGATTGAGAAATGAGCGGGCTGAAGACTTTAAATGCGTTGTCGCAGACACTAGCAATCTTAGCTGTTCCAGTTCTCGTTGCATATTTTGGTAGTTCGATTCAAAGAGAGATCAGCCAAGGTCAGCTGAAAAAAGAGTACGTGCAGCTAGCGATTGATGTTTTGAAACAGCCAACGAGCGACAATGAACTGAAAGGTTGGGCTCAGCGGCTTCTTTCTGAAAACTCACCTACGCCATTTACAAGAAATGAAAAGATGAAACTTCAGGCTGGAGGTGCGTTTGTAGTTGAATTGCCATGCCCAAATGAAGATTCAATGAAGAGGCAAGAAAGCCTTTTGGTTTATCTTGATCAAATTGTAGGGGTTGAGGATCTAGAGTCGGGTGTATCGGTTCTAAATCTAGGAATGGCATCTAAAGCCGCAAGCAATATACAGGTTGAGTCTCCGCAATTTATTGAAGCGTATTTGAAACTGAGGGAGGGATTGACTGAGCAGCGAATTCACCTCGAATACTTACAGAGGTATGCAAAAACATTTTGCGAACAGAAAAGCGATGAGTCATTGACTCCTGAGCAAAGCCAATAG